ACCGCTGGGTTGCAATACTATTTGGTTGGGAATGGCACTCTCGCCACCACCGCCAGTAGTCCCGCCGTTTACACCGGTGTTGCCACATCCGCGACTAACATTCTTGTAAAGGGCTAACATGAAAACCATTGTTCGTGCGGGCAAGAGCATCTCTCTTTACGTTTTCCCAGACGACACTTCAATTCTTATTGATGGGCCGTATGGGTTTCAAGTAGGCGTTCCCGCTGAGTTGCTGATCAGTGACTGTAGCCCGGATAACGCCGTTGTGTACGAGTCGGTGACACCTCCCGACGATTGGGTAGGCTGGAAGTACCTGTTCGACGGCACTACTTGGACGCCCAACCCTGATTGGGTTGATCCTGCTATTTAATTTATCTTAGATGGAACCAATCACCGGCATCCTTGCGGCAGTGTCGGCGGCTAATGCCGCCTTCGGTGCCGTCAAAAAGCTTGTAGCTACGGGTCGTGAGATACAGGACGTTGCCGGTCAAATTGGCAAATGGTATGGAGCCTTTGGCGACTTCAATCGCCTTGCCACTGAGAAAGCCAATAAAAAGCAATCCGTTTTTAAGCGTCTGCTGCACGATGATAGCGTAGAGCAAGAAGCTCTACAAATTACAATGCATAAGCAAGCGCTTATAAAGCAAGAGTATGAGTTGAAGATTTTGATCATCGCTCACTATGGCGAGAACGTTTACAACGAAATGATTATGGAACGTATTCGTCTCAAGAAAGAGCGTGAGAAGAAAGAGCGTGAGCATCGCCTTCGACAGCAGGCATTTATGCTCAACGTTAAATATGGCACAGCCATTGCGTTTTTGTTAACAGCAGTTGTGGCTGTTAGTTACTATATTATCGACAGCGTACAACGATGAGTTTCAAACGACCCCCTGCAAACGCTACTCGCTCTGAAAAGGAAGCGTATGTCAAAGCACTTGCTGCGATTAGCATTAGCATCTTTGCTTTATGCCTTGCTATTACAAATTACTTTGCCGGACGAAACTCATCTGCTGTACTTAATAACACCATAGCCGCTAACAACCTATGGACGTGGTACGGCACCAAGAACGTTAGAGCCACCATCCATGAAGTTGCAGGCTCTAAAGACGAAGTAGTTCGTCTGCGTAGCGACATGGAAGAAATTGAGGCTAAGGCACGCGCAGCAGAGGCTGCTAGAGACGCTGCCAAAACTAAGTCGCCTTGGTTCTCATACTCGGCTATGGCACTACAGCTTGCCATTGTGTTGTCGTCTGCTGCAATTTTGGCAGTGATGATGGCTTTGTTTTACGTGTCACTGGGTGTCGGTGGCATCGGCGCTTTGTTGTTCTTTATTGCTTTAGGAGCTTGATATGTTTGAATTGCTAGGTGGTGGTTTACTCGGTAGTATCTTTGGCGGCTTGTTCCGACTTGCTCCCGAAGTGTTGAAGTTTCTTGACAAGGGCAGTGAGCGCAAGCATGAGTTGGCTATGTTTAGTCTTCAGACGGATCTGGAGAAAATGCGTGGTCAATTCAAGATGGAAGAGCGCTATGTCGACTATTCCGTTACTCAGCTTGAAACCATCAAAGAAGCCTTTAAGGAGCAGTCTAAGACCGCTAAAGAAGCCGGATGGTTTGTTTCTGCGGTGTCGGCCCTTGTTCGTCCCGGCATCACGTGGGCTTTGTTCTTCATGTATGCCACAGTGAAGATTGCTGCAATTGTGTTGGCAATGCAGACAGGTGGACACTGGGCTGAGATTTTGCGTCAGTCATGGGATGTGGATGACTTTGCCATGCTGAATATGTGTTTGACATTCTGGTTCGTTGGTCGCTCCATCGAAAAATATAATAAGCAATGAAAGAGGCAATTCAGATTGCAGGCGAACTATTGGTAAAGCCCTTTGAGGGCTATGCCAAACGCCTGCCTGACGGACGCTGTACAGCCTATCCAGATCCCGGCACAGGTGGACACCCGTGGACGATTGGATGGGGCTGTACCGGCCCCGATATTGTTCCCGGCACAATCTGGACAGAACAGAAGGCACAAGAAGAGCTAGATAATCATTTAATACACTTTGCTACAGGGGTGTTGAAACTTTCGCCAATTTTGGCAAAACAACCCCCTCGTCGCCTTGCCGCAATCATCTCTTTCGCATATAACTGTGGCCTTGGCAATTATCGGATTAGTACGCTTAAAAAACGTGTTGATGCCGAGGATTGGGCAGGTGCCCAAGAAGAGATCGTTAAGTGGAATAAAGCCGCAGGTAGGGTCTTGAGGGGACTAACACTGCGAAGACAAGCAGAAGCAGAGCTACTCAAATGACTATAGAAACCGCCCAACAAGCCACCGAATCTGGAGCAATGATTGCAGCTAAGGCTGCGCCACCTGCAACAGTGTCGATTGCCACCCTTGCCGGTTATCCGGTTTCAGAGATTCTTGTTTGGGCGACACTCATCTATACCGTCATTATGATTGGTCACAAGGTTTATCAGATATATAAAGAAGTTCAAAAGGGATAAGACATGAATACACCAACAGTCTTGAAGATCATAGGTCGTGAATACGATGTTGTAAAGCTGCAAGAATATGAAGATCAAGACGGTGGTGTAGACTTCGAAACAAGTGTCATTTCTCTTAGGGCAGGGCAACAAAAGCTTCTAGAATGTGATACACTGATTCACGAAGCTGTTCACGTCATCGATGAAATCTTTCAACTTGAGATGACAGAACGACAAGTGTTTTGCGTAGTTGCCGGACTCATTGCTCTTCTGAGAGATAATCCGTCGCTAATGCCCTACATCAACGATGCACTTACTTCACCGAGAACAACATGAGCAAAGAATTTACCGCTAAGCAAAAAGAGATCGTAGCCCGTAAGCTTGGCTACGACGGCCCCATGCAGGGCTTTGATGAGTTTTTGCAAAGCTCGCCTGCGCTCGCCATGAAGTATGGCATGGTTGCTGATAAGTACATGGCAAAGGGCGGCATGGTGAAGAAGTATCAGGCAGGCGGAACTGTTCCTACAAATGACGTTGCCGGTCTATATCAACAATATCTTAATCGTGCTCCCGATGCTGAAGGATTGAAGTTTTACACTGACTATCTTGCCGGTGGTGGTGATTTTGAGACTGTTAGAAACAGTATCATGAATTCACCAGAGGCACAGGCACGTACAAGCAAGACTACAACAACTAGCCCAGATCTCGTTGCCAAAGTGCGTGAGCGCTATCCTAATTATAATCCTAACAAGATGACAATGGATTATGATGAAGCTGACGCATATATGGCTGAGCTAATTAATCAGCAAGGGGCTGATACACGCGCAGATCCTACTGAACAATTTACAACCATGCCGGTAAACCCACCTGTTCTTGAAGAAGCTCAGCGTGCTCAGAAATTCGCTACCGGCACGGCTGCTACTGATGAAGACATTCGCGGTCTTTATCGCAGTGTATTGGGTCGAGAAGCTGATGCCGGTGGATTAGAATTTTATAAGGCGTCAAACTTTTCTGCTGATCAAATTCGTGAACAACTTTCGAATTCACCAGAAGCAAAGGATCAGCAACGAATTGCTGAAGCGCGTCGCGCCCAAGAATTTGCAAAATTCAATACCGCTTCCGACGAAGACATCCGTGGTCTTTATCGCAGCGTACTGGGTCGAGAGGCAGACGCAGGCGGATTGGAATTTTATAAGAAGTCAAATTTTTCTGCCGATCAGATTCGCCAACAACTTCTGAATTCACCAGAATATAAGAATAAAACCAATCCTGATTCGACGCAACGCGCAACGCCGACTGCTCAGCAACTTGCGGAACAACAAAAGATTGTTAATGATCAGCAAGGCGCGGCATTGTCTCTTGTTAGATCTGGTATTGCCGGAAATATGTCTAATCAGCAAATTGCTGATCTGGCAAACTCACAATATGGCAAGTCGTTTAGCGCACAGAACGTAGCTGATTTTATTCGTGATAATAACATTGAAGACACTCGGGGTAAACCGAAAGTTGTTGCTCCAACGACATATGGCCCGACAGGAGTTCCGCAGCCCGGTACAGTCTCTCAAGTAACGGCAGCACAAACCGCAGTTACTCCGGGGATGACGCTTGATTCGTCACAATATACTGCCGGTGCTGCGCCAACAGCAGCAACCACAACAGCACAAGCTGCTGCGCCTGTTGCCGCTCCTACGCCTGTACGCACTACGCCGGTTACTGCCGTCAAAACAACTGGCGCTGTCATGGAAGCGCTTGCTCCTTTGGCACCGTTCACCGGCACAGCGCCGGTCATTGAGGCTGCACAGCTTACGCCTGAGCAAATGCAGGCAGCTATGGTGCAGGCTCAACAGCTTGATAAAGCTCAGCAAGTTCAGCTTGCACAACGTCGTCTGCAAGAAGGCGAGCTTGTTTCTGGCCCCACCGTTGATCAACAGCGCGTTGAACAAGCCATTGCACAAACACAAGCGGCACAGGGCAGGGTTACGGAAGAGATGACGGTGCAGGGTCAGCTTGCTAAGCTCACTGCTGACTTCGATACTCGCAATCCTCCCCCGTGGGCGGCAGGTGCTGTTCGCGCTGCAACGTCTATGTTGGCTGCGCGTGGTCTTGGTGCTTCTAGCATGGCAGGACAAGCCATCATTCAGGCTACGATGGAGTCTGCGATTCCCATTGCCAGTGCCGATGCTGCTGTGTATCAGCAAATGGAAGCGCAGAATCTGTCGAATCGTCAGCAGGTTGCTGTGTTGGCTGCACAACAGCGTGCTCAGTTCCTTGGGCAAGAGTTTGATCAGTCGTTCCAGACTCGCGTGTTGAATGCGGCAAAGATTGCTGACATTGCCAACATGAACTTCACTGCTGAGCAGCAGGTGTATTTGGAAAATGCACGTCTTGCACAGAGCGTCGATCTTGCTAATCTGAATAATCGACAGGCGACAGTGATGGCGAACGCTGCCACTATTGCCAACATGCAGACGGCTAACTTGAGCGCACGTCAACAATCCCTCGTTGCCAATGCTCAGAACTTCTTGCAGATGTCGATGGCGAACATGAGCAATCAACAACAGGTTGCTCTGTTCAAGGCGCAGGAATTGACGCAGTCGATTATGTCCGATGCTGCTGCTGAAAATTCTGCTCGTCAGTTTAATGCGTCGAATCAACAACAGGCTGATCAGTTTAACTCTCAGATTACGACACAAGTATCGCAATTTAACGCGCTGCAAAAGAATGCGATGGAGCAATTCAACGCAGGACAGGCAAATGCTTTGGCTCAGTTCAATAGC